TTCTTGGGACGAGTACAACGCCATTCGCAACCATTTGGAAACGTGCGATGCCAAAGCATTAAACACGGCTCTCACCATCATCACTGGACGCCTTGGCGACCTACTTGAGAAGGCCAGCTGATTGCATCAGTTAGCCCAGCGTCAAGGCGTTGGGTTTGCTCATGCAATCAAGCATGAACTAGCGAAGCTAGAACTAAAGAAGGAACAAAAGAATGATTACTAATTATACCCCACAGTCAACAATCGAAGCCATGCAAGTCGCCTTGTTCCGCAGTCTAACCGCCAGATCAATAGACAGGGCACAGGCCGCCGCTACACTAGCACAATCAATGGCAAGCAACCTGACACAACAGGAACTAGAGCAAGCTAAGGCTGGAGCTATAGACATGGCAGTCCGTGAGCAACAAGGGAGAAAGTCCAATGGGTGAAGTAATACAAATGAATGCTGATTATGTACTAGGGATGCAGTCAGCAAGGGAAGCAGTAGCGTCAGGCGACATCTACTGTCTTGAAAGTGCGCTAATGCTTTACGAGCAAGACCCAGCGGACAGTGAGTTTCAAAGGGGACACCACAGGGCACTTATAAACCTACATCAGCAAGGGAGAAAGTCCAATGACCTTTCTTGAGTTAGTCCACATGGACGCAAAGCTAATCTGGGACGGGGAAGCCCACCGAGCCCGAAGCATCACCAAAGCCGAGCGATTTTCCTCTTTCTCTGATTATGACACTAGAGCCATAAGCGACTTTAAGCCTAGCCATATACACCGCTTCTTTGACAGTCTTGCGGAGCAGGGGTTGTCCAATAATACAATAAATCACTATGGGGCTATGATAGTTAAGGTGTTCTCTCATGCAGTCTCTGAAGAGCACATTAGCCATGTACCCAAGTTCAAGTATCGCAAGGTCAAAGGCAACAAAAGACCATTGTACTTTACAAAGTCTCAAATAGATTTAATGTCGTCCTACTTTCGAAACAGTGCTGACTTCAGAGACTTAGAGTTCTACTTGATTATTGGCATTCACACTGGGATGCGAATAGGGGAGATCAGAAGCATAAACGAAAGCACATTAGTTATTGATGAAACTGGCGGTTACTCAGTTTATTTAGCTGACACTAAAAACGGCGATAGTCGTACTGTGCCTATCAATGACGAAGCCCTAAGAGCCATTAGGAAACTAGGAACTGATGTTTCAAAGAACTGGAACAGCAAGTTGTTTTATCGGGGGTGGAAGCACATGAGAAGGGCAGTGCTTAATGATGACAGCCGTTACACGTTTCATACGACTAGACATACCTGTGCAACCACGCTGGCTAACAGTGGGGCTTATAACACGGACATCATCGGAAAGTTTTTAGGACACCGAGACCTAAACACGACCCGTAAATACATCAAGACTGCACCAGAGACCTTGAGGTCTATGGCAGAACTAATGAGAGGAGAGAGAAGCAAAACTATTACACCACTACAAGCCAAGCAGACTGACCTGTTTGGACTGGAAATTTAAAAGGGAAGTAAAGTAACAATGACAAATAAAGTAAACAATGTGAGCATTGTAAGAAAGATTAATATGTGGTCTGAAAACACAGCCGCTCAAGAGGGAAACAGTAGCAGTAGCAATGGTTTCTTTGGAATTCGTATGTCTAGCTGGGGAAATCCACAGACTGCCCCACCTGTTAAAGTAGGGGGAGCCAACACATGAGCAACGATAGCAACACACAGGCAAACCCTATCTCAGAAGCCTACAACGAGACCATGAAACAAGATGGCAAACGTAAGTTTAACGAGAAGTATCAACAGGCAGAAAACGTAACAGAGCAAGCACCAGAATATAGCCAACTAAAGCAAGTCTTAGACTTAGTGGCTGATGGTTTATCCAAAGACATCGAGGAAGCCAGAAGAGGCAAAGGACGCCGCCCAACGTGGCTAAACGACCTTATGCACCTTGACCCTAGACAGCTGGCACTCATTGGTCTCCAGAGTTGCTACAATGCAGTCTTGAAAGACAGTACGCTCAGTAGTGTAACTCAAGAAATAGGCAGTCTTATAGATCGTGAATGTTTAGCGTTGGAGTTGCTTCATAGCGATGATGAGGAAGCCAACAGGAACAACAGACAAATAGTAAAGATGGTGTCTGAAGCCCACACGTCAGCACATGTCAGGCTGAAGGCTCTCAGGAACATAGCGTCTAAGAATGGCACCAAGTCTATATACTTTGGCATCGAAGAGAAAAAGGGTGATCGCAAGATGCACATGAAGCGGAAGACAGCCAACGCCGCTCCAGTCATCTCAGCAATCTTTCAGTATTGTCATGTCTTCCAAAAGGACACTCAGTACACCACTCCAAAAAACAGTATCACTCGTTTGTCTTTTACTCAGGAAGCCCAGCGCGAAATTGAGAGAAGCAAAGAGTATCTCCAATGGTCACAACCGCTTCTAAAGCCTATACCAATGGACACACCGAACCCTTGGCAGGGCTTCCATACAGGGGCTTATAAGGACTGGAGACTAGCAGAGGTTGTCAAACTCGTTAGAGGGGCTTCCAGCAAGCAGATTGAGGCCATAGAACACAGTTTCAAGGGTGAAACTCCAGAACACTTTAGAGCACTCAATGCACTGCAAGAAACGAGGCTGTGTATCAACGAGGAAATGCTTGAAGTTGTCGAGTGGTGCTGGGAGACCAGACAGTCATTCGGTAAGTTTCCAAAGCGAGATAAACCTGAGTTTCCGAGGCTTCCAGAGGATCACATGACAATGGATCAGGAGCTGAAGAAAGCCATTAAAGAAGACCAGCGTGAATGGCGAAACACTGACCGCAGGGTAAAGGGTGCTGAAGCTGTCATGAAGCAAGACCTTCAGATTGCTAATGAACTTGCAGTCCATGATTACTTTACGATCCCATGGGCATGTGATTTCAGAGGCCGCTTCAACATGGTTCCGTCTTTCAACTACCACAGAGACGACCACATTAAGTCACTCTTTCAGTTTCAGAGAGGCCGTGTTGTCGATGGGCAAAACATTAGATGGCTAAAGATACACATTGCTAATTGCTCTGGCTTTGAGAAGATCGACAAAGCACCTCTTGATGGACGTGTGGCATGGTTTGACAAGAATGAGGGTGTACTCTTGGACATGGCTAAAGACTACAAGAACAGTCTGGGTCAATGGTCAGGTGCGGATTCTCCTTTTCAAATGCTCGCGGCTATCTTTGAGTATTCCAGATACCTTGATGAAGGTGATGATTTTGTTGGCTTTATACCAATTTCACTTGATGGGACTAATAGTGGTGTTCAGCATTACAGTCTTTTGACACGTAGTGAAGAGGGTGCTTTGGTAAACTTAGTTCCACAAGACACAATGGCTGACCTTTACCAAACTGTTGCTGACAAAGTTACACAAAGGCTTGTTGTTGATTTAGACGACCCTAGTGCCTTTGGTAGCAATGAGATCACCAAGGCTGAACTGGCGCGTATTTGGCTAGACTTTGGTATTACCAGAGGAAATCAGAAGAGGGCTTGCATGACCTACCCATATTCATCGGTTGTCGCTGGAATGACTGGTCAATACATGGAAGACGTTATGAAGCCTTTGCAACGATCTGTGTCTTATGGTGAACTAAAGGAACACCCGATTGCTAGGACAAATAAAGAGCGAAAGGTTGCGTCACGTTACCTTGCTGGTCACAGCTACGACAGCATTGTGGAGACCTTGCCTAAAGCGGCTGAAGCTATGAAGTGGATACAGTCGTGCACCAATGTTATCAGCAAGCAAAACAAGCTGGTCAACTGGACTTCGCCTAGTGGGTTTAGGGTCTTCCATAACTATCTAAAGAGGGACAGGGTAGAGACTAAGATATTCTTGTTTGATACAGCTGTAGGCGAGAGAACTAGGTCTAAGGTCTCCTTATCGCTAGATACAGGTAAGGTGGATGTCAGGAAGAACACAGCATCTGTAGCGGCTAACCTCATACACTCGCTTGACGCCTCTGGCATGGCTAAAACTATAGTCAAACTGCTAGACGCTGGAGCGACTAATGACTTCTTTATGATCCACGATAGCTTTGCAATCTCTGGCGATGTAGACGACCTCTACTACGGTGTCCGTGAAGCCCACATTGAGATGTATGATGCTGAGAACCTGTTGCTAAAGTGGCAAGAGGAACTGAGGCAACAGCTGGATCATCCGTTCGACTTTGAGAGGTCTGAAGTCAATCCAATGCCCGAAATGGGAAACCTAAACCTACAGCTAATAAGGGACAGTCAATTCTGCTTTAGTTAATACTTATGTCACCCTTCAGAAGCCCCTAGAGTTACCTCCCTGTTACTAAGGACTCTAGGGACTTCTCCTCCTCCTAAACTTAAAGCCATCCATAGATTCTATGGGTGGCTTTTTAACATTAGAAAGACAAAAGTATGCCTAAGAAACCAAAGATAAACTTTCAGACTCCTGTAGGAGTTGCTAAGTATCCACACTTGAACAAACCAGACACAGCCTTTGACTCTGAAGGTAAATACAAAGCAGAACTATTAGTGTCTCAAGATGAAGCCAAGCCTCTTATTAAGTTGATAGAGGATGCGGCTAAAGAAGAACATGGGTCAGCTAATTATAGAGTTCCCTATCAGACAGATGAAGAGACTGGGGAAGTAGCTTTTAAACTACAGTCTAAGTATCAACCGAAATTCTACGATACAGCTGGTCAACTAGTGCCAGAAGGTAAAGAACCAAGGATAGGCGGTGGTAGCCGATTGAGACTTAAAGGCTACCTAAATGTCTATAAGGTATCTGGTCAGGCTGGTGTGTCTATACAGCTTACGTCCTGTCAAATAGTTGAAGCAATGCAAGGCATGAATGGAGCTGGCTTTGATGCTCTTGAAGAGGGTGGGTTTACTATAGACACATCAGCAATTGATGCACCTTTTGAAGCAATAGAAAACTCTGATAACTTTGACTTCTAATCATAGATACCGAGGTATCAAAGAAGGCTACAGGTCTGGTCTTGAGGCTATAATTGCTGAAGAACTAAGGCGACTAGGTATACCATTTACCTACGAGAGCCAAAAGCTGACCTACACCATCCCTAGTCGAACCGCCAAGTACACCCCAGACTTCATTCTCCCGAAGGCTGGTGGTGTCTGGTTCTTAGAGACTAAGGGGCGATGGGTCACAGCTGATCGACAGAAACATGTGTTAATCAAACAGCAACTACCTCAGATTGATCTTAGGTTCTTATTTAGTAATGCAAATGCCAAGTTGTATAAAGGGTCTAAGACTTCTTATGCAGACTTTTGCACAAAGAATGGGTTCGCATGGGCACACAAGCGGATACCAGATGAGTGGATTGAAGAGTGTCATTTAGGCATGAAGCAAGCCAAATAAAGAGAGCAAGGGGCGGTCTTAGGATCGCCCTTTTTTATTTTAAGGGAAGCAAGAAACATGAGAAACTTTGTAGGCATACGATATGCACAGACACAGCTAATGAGAATACTAATGAGTGACAAATACAAAAAAGGCACTCTGACAGATAAGAAACAAGAGAAACTTGATGCACTGATCGAGTTTTGTGGTGCTTATGAGAAGCACAGGAACATCCAAGGACTGAACGATCACGATTTTACACATTATTGGAATGAAAGAGATGGTTGAACAAGAAGAGAGCACCTTTGTGTCTCACGAAGCATGTGACGCCTGTGGGTCATCAGACGCCAACAGCCTCTACAGCGATGGTCACATGTTCTGCTTCAGCTGTCTAAAGCACACCCCAGCTGACGGAGAGTATACGCCCAGCGCACAGCCAACTAAGACAGACAGTAGCCTACTATCAGGCGACTTCATGGAACTAAGGTCACGCAAGTTGACTGAAGCCACGTGTCGTAAGTTTGGTTACTTTGTAACTAAAGACAGCAAAGGCGATCCAATACAGGTGGCTAACTACAAGGATGCCAAGGGTAAGACTACAGGTCAGAAGATCAGAACAAGAGACAAGCAGTTTCCTACCATTGGTAAGATTAATGGTCTCTTTGGTATGCATCTGTGGTCAGCTGGAAAGAAACTGGTGGTCACAGAGGGCGAACTGGATTGCATGAGTGTGTCACAGGTACAACAGCATAGGTTTGCTACTGTTTCCGTAAGGAACGGCAGTTCTGGGGCTAAGAAGAACCTGTTGGAAAACATAGATTACCTCAACAACTTTAAAGAGATAATCTTAATGTTTGATCAAGATGAAGCTGGACGTAAGGCCGCCATTGAGTGTGCTGAAGTCTTGCCCATAGGCAAAGTTAAGATAGCTGTCTTGCCACATAAAGACGCCAATGAATGTCTAGTGAAAGGTGAGGCTGGTGCAATCATTAATGCCATACACCAAGCCGCTGACTATAGACCTGATGGCATAGTCCAGATGTCTGATATGAGAGAGACTGTAGCAACTCCTGATGCTGAAAGCCCATTCAAGTATCCTTACCCAAGGTTGAACTTTATGACTAAAGGCATGAGAGGCATTACAACTCTTGTCAGTGGCTCTGGGTGTGGGAAGTCAACTTTAGTGCGCGAAATAGCATATCATCTGCATATGACAGGCTCAACTGTAGGCATGTTGATGTTGGAGGAAAACACCAAGCGAACTTCGCAGGGGTTAGTAGGACTCCACATAAACAAGAACATTGTCATTGATCCAGAAGCCGCGACAGTAGATGAGGTAAAAGCTGGTTTTGATGACTTGGTGTCTAAGGGCGAAATCTACCTCTTCGACCATGTGGGTACGTTTGACTTAGATATAATCTGTTCTCGCATAAGGTACATGAAGCATGGACTTGGCTGTGATGTCGTGTTTTTAGATCACATTTCAATATTGATCAGTTCGTATTCTGGAGCCTCAGACAACGAGAGGGTTTTGATAGACCACATAATGCACACGTTAACTACTTTATGTGTCGAATTGGATTTAGCTCTAGTTCTTGTGTCCCACCTAAAGAGGCCAAAGTCTGAAAGAGGTCATGAAGGTGGCGACAAAGCCCAGCTATCACAGCTGAGAGGAAGTCACAGTCTAGCACAGCTGGCTTGGTTCTGTATCGCCTTGAATGTGGATGAGGAAGACCCCACGTCAGGCAAAAGACAACTTACTATTCTTAAAAATAGACACACTGGTTTTCTCGGTTCAGCCGATACGCTCCAGTACAATTCCGACACAGGCAGACTTATGGCTGTAGACGATAACTTCGGCTTCTAGGCCACCCCAACCCCCAAACATTAGTAAAGCAAAGGAACACGTATGCGTGGAATCTCAGTTACGTCCAGAGAGGCGTTTGCAAACACAGACTTAACCAAGAACACAAGAATGGTCTTTGATGTCATTCAGTCAGCTGGAGACAAAGGGTGCATCAGTGCACAAGTACAGCTGGCACTCAAGCACATGCCATATGGCTCGATCACGAACCACTTCAAATGGCTAAAAGACGCTGGGCTAATCACAGTCATCGGGAAGCGGCTTAGTCCATACGGGCGAAACCAACAGATATTTAAAGCAACAAGACCACTCAATGCACAAGGGGAGCTATTCAGATGAACACCACAGGTACACATGAATACACTATGAACGAATATCAAGCTGATGCGGCCTCTACCATGATCTACAAATGGAAAGTCATCTATCCAGCTCTAGGTCTATCCAATGAAGCTGGTGAAGTCTTAGGTAAGATTAAGAAACTCATTAGAGATCACGATGTAACTTTTGATGGCATAGACACCATCCCAGCGCAGAAGAAAGCTGAGATTGCAGATGAGCTAGGTGACGTGCTTTGGTACATCGCGGCTCTTGCTAAAGACATTGGCATCACCTTGAATGAGGTAGCCGCAATTAACCATGAGAAGCTGACGTCACGCAAGAAGCGTGGGGTGCTTAAAGGCTCTGGTGATAAGCGATGAGTAGGTGGATATGGGACTTAGAAAGCAACGGACTCTTAGACACCATCCACACTATCTGGTGCATTGTCTGTCGTAATGTGGACACTGGCGAAGTCCGTAAGTTTAACCCAGACCAGATCGAGGACGCTCTTGAGCTACTAGCAAATGCTGATGAGATCATTGGTCACAATATAATCGACTACGACATCCCAGCGATACAGATTGTTTATCCTGAGTGGACAACGAAGGCCAAGGTGACTGACACCTTAGTTCTCTCGCGCCTGATACATGGCGACATGTTCAATGAGGATGCTGAACGCAACTTCAGTGTCGCTAAGTTCCCAAAGAAACTCTGGGGAAGCCACAGCCTAAAGGCTTGGGGTCTTCGCCTTGGTGACTTCAAAGATGACTACGATGGTGGGTGG